CCCGCCCTAAGCGCCTCTCGCCCTCTGGCCGTGCTCACACCTGCCAAGTCTCGTTGACTCCAGCCCAAGCCGCCTGGTTGGCTTCTAGGGGCTGTCCTGCATCGGCTGTGCTTCGGATGCTGGTGGACGATGCGATGCGGCTTGATGAGCCTGTCGATCTGGGCTAGCCTGACCCCGGTGTCGACGCACTAGCCCCCGGCGAGCATTCCGCTTGACGGGGGTTTCACTTTGGTGCACTTTCAAGGTGCGTAGCCTAAGCAACAACGCGTGAGCGCCACTGTCACAATTCCGTGAGAGTGGCGTTCGGTCTTTTAGCGGTTGCGTTTCTGTGCCAATGCGTGGCATACTTGTCGCGTGACAACGTCTTATCCCAGCAAGCCTCGCCTATCTGGCAAGCAGGCTGGGCGCCTTCCCCTGCCGCATTGGTTGCGCGGTGGCGCCTATGACTGCCTACGGATCGAATACGCTATCGGTGTCGGTCGACCCGAGGCCGCTGTTGCGCCCGGTGACGACGTGCCCGATAACGTGGCGTCTCTCGTCATGGAGGCACAACCCGAGTTGCGTGCGGCGTGTCGCCGGTTCCTCTTGGGCCATGCGCTAGCGCCCCATGCCAAGTGGGCCGCTGAACCCGAGCCTGTCGAAGAAGACCTGCCCCCCGTCTCCGTCGCCGACCTTGAACGCCAGCTGAAGGAACTCGCCGACGCTGGCGACCGCTCCGCCATCGTGACGCTACTCGCGGCCCTCGATCCCGCTCGTTACGGTCCGCCTGGCCGCATGACCACGGCGGCTGCTGACAGCGTCGACGGCGTCGACTTCACGCCTGTCATCAAGTGAAACGCGCAAGCGTCGCACTTGGCGACAAGCACCTCATGGTGCTAGCCGACCGTGGCCCCGGCATCCGTGTGGTGTCTGGTGGCTACGGATCCGGCAAGACCTCGCTAGGCGTGGCGTGGATGGTCGACCTCGGACTCCGCCACGGCCAACATGGCCCGATCCTCGGCACGGAGCCTAGCTACCCGATGGTGCGCGACGTCATGGAGAGGTCAACCATGCGGTACCTTGACGATTGGCGATTGCCCTATCGGCATTGGAAGTCCGATCACATCTTTGAGATCGGCGGCGCCAAGCGGTTTGAATTTTGGTGTCGCTCCCTCGACAAGCCCCGCGCTGTAGAAGGCATCAACGCGATTGGTCTGTGGGCTGACGAATGGGAGCTCTGCGACCCCGAGGCGCTTGTGCCTGCTATGCAGCGTGTCCGCTCCGGCACTGCCCTTGAGACTCTGCTGACCGGCACACCCGAGGGCTACGGGCCTGCCTATGAGTTGGTGTTGGCGAAGCCATCGTCGACGACGAGGGCCTACGTTATCCGCACGGCTGACAATCCGTTTCTTCCTGCGTCCTACGTCGACGAATCGCGGTCGCGTCTAGGCACTGATGAAGCCATCAAAGAGAAGTTGGACGGCGTCAGGACCGCGAGAGGTGGCCGCGTCTATTCGCGTTTCGATAGGCGCATCCATTGCGGCGCGCCACCTGTCGTCACGCCTGGCCGGGGGCGTCTCGTCATTGGGTGCGATTTCAACGTGCGCGATGCGCAATGGATCGTTGCTGAGGTCGACGACGACAGGCGCGTGCTCCACGTCGTTGGCGAGGTCATCCGTCAAGGCGGCACGACGACGGATGAACATGCCGAGCGCACCGCTCGTTGGATCATGGCGCATCTTGAGCGCACTAAGGGACGGCGCTACACGCGTGAAGACGTCTTCGCCATGCGTATCAAGGCGCACCCTGACGCAAGCGGTGCGTCGTTGCACACGACGTCGACGCTGTCCGACATCCATCTGCTGTTGCAGGCTGGCTTCCGTCCCGATCATTCCAAGGCGAATCCGCCCATTATGGAGCGGGTCAACACGGTCAACGTACTGCTGAGGGATCGACGTCTGACTATCGACGCCGACGCCTGCCCGCACCTGTGCCGAGCACTTGAGACACAGGCCCTCGACCGCAATGGCGAACCCGAAAAGAAAGTCGGCGCCTCGGACATGTCGCACATTCTCGACGCCCTGGGCTATGCGGCACATCGGCTATTCCCTGTCCACAGAAAAGCGAACGTCGTCAGGTCGCAATCCGACGCCGTCACAGACGACTGGGGCCGCGTGGCCTAGCCCCTTGACACGCACCATGCTAGTGTGCGTGCCATGCTCAAACTCAACGCCGAAAGCGACGCCATCGTCAATCAGATCCGCGCCGACGCTGGCGTTTGGGGGCCTGAGCAATTGCTGGACCTGTTGACGGCGGGTCGACGCCAACGGCCTGCCGACTACGAGACGGTCGTGCGTGGCCTCGCCAAGCGGTACAGCGGTGACCAACAAGGCATTGTCAAGGCGGCGCTGAGGGATCGATACCCACAGACCGGCGACAAGATCCCAATCGACCCTGTCAACTGGCTACGCTTTTTTGCTCGCCAAGACAGCGGCGTGTACACGGAACCCGCACAGCGTGAACTTTTCACGGATGACGACGTGGCCGTTGATCACGAAGACCCGAGGGCTGAGGCGTTCGACAAAGCACTTGAGGACATCGGCATCAACGTGCTCATGCCGGAGATTGAGAGACGCGCTAACACGGGTGCACGCGCTGCTGTCGTCATGCTGGGCTATCGCAAAGTCGACGACGCCGACGATGGCAAGCCCGTTGCGCACATCTACTGGCCGCACGACGTCGTCACGATCAACCACCCATCGGCGCCTGATGCGCCCGAATCGCTTTGGTTCGTTGCATTTCGCCAAGCAAGGGCACAGACGTCATCGGCTGTTGAACTGTGGTGGGTGTGGTCGCGCACATTCACCGAGCACGACGACGGCACCGTTGCCATGTACGGGCAGTGGACGCATCGGCGTGTCTCTGAGGACGGCCACAAGGCGACACCGTCCGAGGTGTACGATGGGTTGTTCCCCGGCGTGTTCTTCAGGACGGAACCGCCGTCGGGTGGCTTCTGGCCTGAGCCTGACAGGGACGTGCTGATCAACGTCGACAGCCTCAACGTGTCGAGGTCCAATCGCCAGCATGTGATCGACATGCAAGCGCACGCGATGTTGATTTACGCGGGCACCATGCGCGAGACATCTGAACTTGTCTCTGGTCCGTCGACGGTAGTGCAAGTCGGCAATGGCGAGACGATCCAATACCTGACGGCTGGAGCCAACCACACGGCAATCGAAACCAGCGCAACGCGTGACTTGCATGAGCTCGGCGTGTCTCGCGGCAACAGCCCCGATGCCTACAGCGTCGAGCCTGGCGCGCCACAGTCGGGTGTCTCGCGGATGATCGCCAACGCTCCGCATGAGCAACGCGTGTCCGAAATGAGACCCATCTACAAGCACACTGAAGAGCAGTATCTGTTGCCTGTCTTGATCGACATCCTTGAACGCTACAGCCCATCGGCGCCGTCGTCGTTTGGCAGTGCCTATGCGTCGGTCTCGATGGGCATGAGCAAGACCTACGAAGACGACAACGCCAAAGCACAACGTGTGCTTGACCTCAAGTTGGCGGGTCTTATCGACGACGCCGATGCGCGTGTGATGCTGGGCTTGTCGAGCAACCGGGCCGAGGCGATGGAGTATCTAGGAGAGATCAAGAAAGCCCCGGCGTTGTCGCCGTTGCAGTCGCTGTTTGCCTCGCCAACCGATGGGGCACAGACGATGCGCGAGACAACGACAGTGATCGACGACGGGGCCGACAATGGCGGCATCTGACAGGTCCGGCCCCGTCGCTGATGCGGCGGTGGCGGACCTAGAAGCCATCCGTGTCCAGTTGGACCGCGAGATCCGACGGGCGCTGTTGCGGCTGAACACCGCTCCCGGAGAGGACACGCTCGTCAAAGCGCAAGGCCGTGTGGCTGCGCAGGTTGCCTCTCAGATTGACGAAGCCATGCGGGTCCGTGGGCTGACAGCCGTCGAGGGCGTGTTGCGTGACAGGGCGATTGAATCCGCCCTAGCGGCATTGGGCGGTGTTGACCTGCCTGTGTCTGTCGTGACGGAGATCGACGCCATCGTCAAATCGCAGACAGCCGACATTGCCGATGTGTTTGGCGATGCGTCGTCGACAATCCGCAAGGCCATCGCGTTAGGCACGACGACAAGCGCAAGTCTGTCTGACCTCATCGAAGGCGTGGCCGAGAAAATCGGCGCCACTGTCACCAAGGCTCAAGCCGCCGTTGATGCCAGTGTCATGGCTGCCGGTAGGACGGCTGTCATCCGTGCGGCGACCGAAGCTGCCGATGGGCTCGTTGATTTGGTCTACCTCTACAGCGGTCCCGAAGACTCGCGCAATCGGCCATTCTGTCGTGTCCACGTTGGCAAGGCGCTTACGGAATCCGGCATAGCGCAAGCCGACAACGGACAAGGTCTGCCTGTCGATGCGTTCGCGGGCGGCTACAACTGTCGGCACGTCTGGTCTCCGATGACGATGGCGGAAGCGCGACGACGCGGGATCGAGATCCTGGAATGAGCATCGTTGTCACCCGCTCTGGTGGTCCTCCACGCGTGCCATTGGAGCGCATCGCCAAGCTCGTTGCGACGCTGGCGCCTGGCCTGATTCGGGAGCGCACGGGCGAAGGCCTCGACGTCAAGGACCGGCCCTTCAAGCCGCCCTACAGTCGAGACTACTTGCTGGCGAAGACAAGCGCGGGCCGCAATCCCGGCGTCAATCTCACTGTCACCAACGGCCTGTTGGGTAGCGTCGCTGCTGTCTCCGTCGTCGTCACGGAACAGGGGTTCACCATCGTGATTGCGCCCGGTGCTGGTACGTCCGCCGCTACCCGATTCGTCGACGGTGTCGCAAAACGAACGGGCAAGCGAAGCCCAACGCATAGTGTGCTTGGCGCAATCCATCACTACGGGCGCGGGCAAATGCCTGCCCGTCCGTGGCTGGCGCTGTCCCCCAAAGACATGGCTAGCCTGATGCGTCAACTACTAGATGCCGGAATCGCCATCCCGTTGCGTGGCCGTTAGCGGCGTGTTACATAAGCCGCTATGCAACGCATCCTGCTGGGCACAACACAATCGGTAGTGTCCTATCCGCGTGTCCTGAGAGACGACGTGATGCGCCTGTCTGGCGTGCCTACGTCGGCGACGGCTCGACGTGTGGGGCAGGTCTCTCGCGACCCTGAGACGGCCTACGTTGCGGCATCCATTGATGCGCTGTCGACGACGACACAGGGCGCACATCAAGAGGGTGACGAATCGATCACGTTGGCGGGCGCCGTCGCCATTGTCGCCGGTCGACGGTATCTGATCACCGATGCAACGCATGGGCGCGTGCTGACTGTCGAGGCGACAAGAACCGGCACGTCGACGGAGATGTGGCTTGCAGAGCCGTTGCTTGCGGACGTCGCTAACGGAAGCGCGGTTCGAGGTCTCGAGGTCTCCGTCGCGTTGACGGCGGCGCAGACATCCGAGCCTGGCCCCGGTTATGTGCTCTTCAGGGCTACCGTCGACGGCATCTTGACGGAATGGGACGAGGCGTTTCGCGTTGTCCGGCGCATCACGTCAATCGCGTTGACGACGACGACGTTGCAACACCTTTACCCTGTCGTGCGTCGGCTGGCGTCGTCGACAGACACCACGCTGGAAGAGTCGATTGGCGCGGCGTGGCTTGCGATGGTGCAGCCGTGGCTGGCAGCAACTGGCATCCTCGATGAAGACGTCATCACCGATGACGTGCTCATTCCTGTCCACGCTGCGGCTGTCGTGCTGCATCTCGCTCGCCAGTGGCCCGCTGCCGATGTGGCCTACGTCGAACGTCTTGAAGCGGCCTACGAGCAAACGAAGGCCACGACGAAAGACCGCGTTGACCTCGCCATCCGGTCACAGCTTGAAGCGACGCCGGACCCTCCGTCACCCGGCAACGAGCCCAAGCAGAAGATCATGGTGACGCGATGACTTGGGCGCTGGCGCGTGCCCAAGTGGTGTCGATCATCAAGGGCGTGGCGCCTGTTGTGCGCACGCGTGGGCTGGCGCCGTCGTTCAAGGAAGACCCCACGGGCAGTGACCTAGCCGCCGTTGGGTCATCGCGGCGCTTCTGGATTCGCACCACGTCGGGCGCACCTGAAGACGTGACTCAACCGCTTGCTTCTCGCTGGCGTGTCATGTGTGACCTTGTCGTCGAGTACCCCGATGACGTCGCCTACACGTCAGAGATTGACCTAGCTGTCGTCGACGACGCCACGCGCATCATTTATGCGCTGCTCGACGGAGCCAACTGGGCTCGACCGACGTCGACGATTGAACGCATCGCTACTCTGGACAACACGCTAGCCCCGTTCGTCGTCGAGCAAATCACTGGCGCTCGACGCCTCCGCATCTCTCTCTCTGTGAGGTATCGCCAATGACCGACGTATCCCGCCTGCTGACAGTCCGCCACGCTCTGCACTCTGACTCATCGACGTTCACGGGCACCCCCGGCACGTTGTTTCCGTTGCGCTGCACTGACGACGTTGCGGGCTTGTACCCACGCAATCGCGTGGCACTTGCTCGCAATCTGCGGTCACAGGGCGGACGCCGGTACACCCATGCACGCGGTGCTCAGGACGTTGCGGACATCACGCTGGCGACGGAGTTTCGCGGCGTCGACAGCAACAGCGGCGCGGCTGTCGCAGCATGGGAAGCGAAGATGGAACAAGGGCTGCTGTTGCAGTCGATGTTCGGCGCAGTTGCGCCTGCAACTGTTGGCGTTGCTCCCACCATCGCGGCGGCGGGTCACACTCCGGCATCGGGAATCGTCGCGTTCACGGCGGCGGCAAACGTGCAGAACGGCGCTGTGATTGCGTTCGCGTCAACGACGGGCATTCAGATGGGTCGTGTTGAGTCTGGCGGCGGCGGGGCGACGACGACGGTCACACTGCAACACCCCTACACCGGCACCCCGACGACGGCAGCAACGGTCTTTCGGATGGCCGTCTACACGGTGGCCGATAGCGTGACGCATCACGTCCACGCGTTCCTGACTGGCGAGGGCGAGTCATGGCGTCGTGACTATTTCGGTTGTGCTCCAATGAGCATGGCGCTGTCGCTCGCCAGTGGGCAGATCGTCGGCATGTCTTCGGTGTTTTCTCCGACCTCATGGGCTGACGTTGCCGAGGCGGACCCTGCCCATGCCGAGCCGACGGCGGGCTCACCAATCGTCGCCGACCGTGTGCGCTTGCTCATCGACGGCGTGGAATACTTCGCCAGCAACATCTCCATCAACTACAGCAACGCAACGCAGATCCGCGACGTCGACACCATCGGCGGCAACGGTCGCTTGGGCGGTGTGTGCGGTGCTGGCGATGGCAAGTCCTTCACCATTGAAGGCGAAGTCCTTATCGGTGCGACGTCGCCTGCCTTGACTGGCGAGTTGACGGACGCCGCGATGGTCCCGCTCCTTGGGTCCGACGTCAACGCGGGCGCCGTCTCGACGGTGCGTGAAGTCGCCTTGCTTGTCGGCTCAGACGTTGGCGCCATCATGTACGCCTTGCTGCCGACGGCTGATTTCGTCGCGTCGACAGCCGTCGTCAACGGTCTGTCACGGATGAAGTTCACCGCTGTCGGTACCGGCGCACTCCCTGCCGTGTTGGCGGTGGGCTGATGGCCGCGCTGCTTCTCTACCCTGGCGACGTTGGCGAGCCGGTGTCGTTGCAGGCAATCCTTCGGGAAGCACACGACGCCTCCCGTGCGGCTGTCGTTGCCGAGATTGCCGCACGCACCAAGTCGAACGTGCCGCTTGATGACTCGACGGACTGGCGAGCGGTCGCATCTGCCGACGCAACGCTGTCTGCGGCCATCGTAGCGCGTGACACGTCGGCTGTCGGTGCATCGGCCCGTGCCATCGCGGGCCTTGTCTCCGGCTACACGCTGGCCGACCCCGGCGAGTACGTCGACAGCGAAGACCTCGACGGCGTGTCGGTCACCCTTCGCATGTGCTCTGACGCGCAACGGCGCGGGTGGGTAGCGCGGCGTGCTTCTGCCTGGCGTGCTTGGCGAGACGCTGCCGACGACGAAGGCAAGCGAGACGCCGACGAGCGGCTGTGTCTGCTCTACGAGGAAATGATCACCGTGTGCCTGGCGAGCGTGACGGGCTTGCAAGGTATGCGCTCGACGCTGGCCGAGTCTCTGCCCGGCTTGCGACTGGCCGGTCTGCTGGTGCCATTCCACGACGCTGTGCGCTACTTCTTGGAGTTGCCTCCGGGAAAAGCACTGCGCTGTGGGCGGCTACAGCCGTTGACCTGACGGAGTTTGACTGTCGTCGATGTCCCGCTCCACGGCGCGACCTACTCGGATGTCACGGAGGCGGGCGCATGACGTCGTTTGTCGGGACAGAATATGCGAGCGACACTTGTCCACGACGTCACCTGCTGAACAACAGCGACGTCGTCGGCACCTTGTCGCTGTGGCGCTCATGCGAAGGCAACCCCGGCGTGGCCGCGTTGTCGTCGTTGTCGCCACACACCATCGACGCCTTTGAGATTATCGCCAGTGGACGTGCTGCGCGCACGGCTGAGATTGAGAAGAGGCACCGATGAGCGACCAACAAGTCAAATACACGATCACCGCCGATGCGACGCAAGCCAACAGCGAGTTGGCAAAGGTCGACAAAGCGGCGGTGTCTCTTGTTGGCAATGAGCAGAAGTTGGCGACGGAGACCAACAAAGCCACGGCGGCGCTGAAGGAGCAAGGCAAGGTAGCGACGACGACGGCGACGTCTACCGAGACGCTGCGCCAACGCATCGGCAAGAGTGCCGAAAACCTAAGCAAGCAAGCTGCCGCCATCTCGCTGGTGTCGTCGTCGATGGAGGGCATGGGAGGACAAGTCGGCAAGATGGTTGCGGGCGCTGGCCAGATGGCTGCGGCGTTCGGCGCTGGCGGTCCTTTTGCGCTTGCACTTGTCGCTGGCCTTGCTGCCGTCGACGCATTTAGTTCTCACCTCGCAACACTCAACCGCGAACAAGACGAACTCATCGCAAAAACATATGGCCCCGTTGAAGCTGCTGCGGGGCAGATGCAGAAAGCCGAGCGCGATGTAGCTGCACTACGTCGCGATGCCGCTGGGCCTGAGACGGTCAAGCAAGCGGCGGCGCGTGTGCAGATGGAGATTGACGCCGTCAATGCGCAAGTCGACGAAGTTATCAAAGCCCGCAACGCGATGAAAATCAGTAGCAGTCAAGAGTATTTTGACGAGAGAGAACGGTACGAGCAACAGCGAAAGATCCTTGAGAAGACGGTCACTCTTCTACAGCAGAAACAGAACCTTGAACAAGGCAAGGCAGCGACGGCTAACCTGCCTGCAAAGAAGATCGGCCCTACCGTCGTCAAGCATGAGGCAATGGAAGAAAGCACAGTCGCAGAACAGAACATAATGTTTGTGACCAAGATGCGAGATGAAGCCATAGCGCATCGACTGAAGAACGAAGCCAATGCGCGTGAAGAGCAAGCACGCATGGACAAGGAAGCGACCGAGGAAGAGCGACGTCAAGCAGAAGAGCGCGTGAAGATCGCGGAAGATGAGGCGAGCAAGAAACAAAGCGTCGCTGACTCTCAGGCCGCATTCGTCACCGGCCAACTGATGAAGACGTCATCGGTCATCGCTCAATCTGCTGCGGCTGCTGCCAAGGGACAGGAGGACGCTGGCGCAATATTGCTTCAAGGTCTGGCACAACAGGCTGGCGACCTCATCACGCTGAAGGGTGCCGAGTCGGCTGCAACGGGACTGGCGCAACTTTTCACCGGCAACCCGGCGGGCGCCGTCCCGCTTGCTGGCGGTCTTGCTTTGATTGCCGCTGGACAAGCCATCGCCGTCGGTGGCGCTGAGGTTGCAGCGTCGATGGTGTCGAGCGCGGCAAAAGCACCATCGACAGACAAGTCCGCATCTCGTGATCGTGGCGCAAGCCCTGGCCGTGGCGGTGGCAACGGTGGTGGTGGCCCGCTCGTCGTCAATGTGGCATATGGTGTCGGCGGTCCTCTTCCTGAAGACACGGCGCGAGAAATCTCCAAAGCGGTCAACACTGGCCGACGACGTGGTGGACGATGAGCTATCCGGTTTTCCTTGGCGCCATCGTTGTGACTCTCGCCAATCGGCGCTTGCGATTCAAAGAGGCGGCGTTGGCAACCGTCAACGTGGACCTGCCAATCAACACCACGTTGACGCCTGCCTACTATCTCCGAGGTGACGGCACCGCGTCAGACTTCTGCGCTGTGCTGGCGACGGCGCTGTCTGCTGCATATGGGGCAGGCAACACCTACACGGTTACGGTTGCCGCCAACCTCGACACGTCGACGTCGCACACGCTGCTCACTATCACGCGTGCCACTGGCACGGACACCTTCGGCGTTGTCGTCGATGGCTCGACGACGTTCGACATGGCGCTGATCGGCATCGTCGCCAGTACCGCCAACGATGCGACACCCAAGGTGTCGACGCGGTCATGTGCTGCGGCATGGGCGTCAAACGACGCCTACGCGATTCTGGAGCCGTTCTCCGAGCGGGTCGCCAGTGTGACCCGTGCGGCGAACGGTCGCGTCTCTGGCGTGTCTAGGAGCGACCGTATGCAGTCTTGGCGTGTGTCGCTTGGGTTCGTCCACCTGTCGCGCACGTTCGTCATTGATGCGCTGGCGTTCGCTGCTGACACGCTTGAGGGTTTCATTGAACGCTTCGGCGCTGGCGCTTCCCTGGAGATGCATGACGTGCCCATCTCGTCGGGCACCGTGCTTGCGGCTCGCACGTCGTCGACGCTTGTTGACGTGGTGCATTTCAGTGAGGACGCACTGACGACCTACGAGCCACAAGCCATCGGGGCTGGCGTGCCTCTCTACTCTCTGGACCTCATCATGCACGCTGAGGTGGTCTGATGACGCTGTATGATGACCTCGCGCAATCTGGCGCACACAAAGACCTGACGTTGGGTCTGATTGTCGAGGGCATCCCTGTCGCGTTTATGGAGCGCGTGGTTTCGTCGTCGTTCAGTACAGTGACAGGCCGGACGCAGATTGCGTGCATCACGTCGCTGAAACAAGGCGACGCAGTGCTTGATATGGATCAACGTCGTGAAGTAGCGGCGACGCTCGACGTTGAACTTGTCGACGACAACAGCCTGTCGATTCAATCGTTGTTCTCTGTCGTGAAGCGAAGGGCAACATGGATCAAAAGCGCGACGACGGCGATAGGAGCCAACCTGTCAGTTTACAACGCCGCGTCGTTGTCGCCTGGACAGGTAATCTACATCGGGGCCGAAACGGTAACCATCGGCACGGTGGTGGGCACAACGCTCGGAACGTGTGTCCGTGGCGCGTTCGATTCCAAGGCATCTGCTATCACTGGCGATTTGACAGATGGGGACTCCGTCTACGTCTCCCCTCCGTCGTGGCAAGGTCGACGCGTTTTCCTATACGGCTACACACCTACGTCGCAGCAATTGCTAGGCGTGTTCGTCGTTGACGAATCGCCAATGCACAACGGAGACCGCAAGTGGTCGCTCCGTTTGGCGGGCATCGCTCAAGAGTTCTTTGAACGCCCGGTTGGATTCGGACTGCAAACAACCCCGGCGAAGTGGCTGTCGTCGGCGATTGTCTCCAATCGTCGTGTCGATGCTTTTGAATGTGAGAACAAGACCGCAATCCGTAACGCCGTTGCGTTCCCCGCTTACGTTGCGCTTGAGTCCAACGGCGGTAGCGTCGGCATCTATGAGGTGGAATCACACGACGCCATCACTGGCACGCTGAAGGTCTACGCCGACACGCTCTTTGGGTCTCAACGGTTCTCCTTTCGCATCGTCACGTCGGCAAGACAGATTGCGTTCGTCTCTGAAGAGGGCGGCGCGACGATGCTCAAGTATCTCATGTTGTCACGCGAAGGACAGGGCGCGACCGTCAACGACAAATTGCCGGGTCGTTTGCCATCAACGACGCCTGATGGTCGGTTGGAATCGGGATGGAGCATCGGCGCTGGGATCGACGTTACCGATGTGGACTTGAGTTCGTTTGATCAGGTTGTGTCTCCGCTGTCGACGCTGATTGTCGACAAGGAAAGCAAGCTGTCCGACTACTTGAGGGAGTTCTGTATCTTGGCAAATTGCGCCGTCGTGACGACGTCAGATGGTGTGCTGCGCCTGATCAACCTAAGCAAGTCACGCACGTCGTCGACGTTGATTGACGGCAACAGCTTGCTGCCTGACTCGCGGATCGTGGTGATGGCCGACGAAGGCACGGTCTACCCCTACGCCACTATCAAGCTGGGATACTCCCCCATCTCTGGCGACTACACAGCCGAGATGAATCTCGTTGATGGAATCATGGCCAAGCGTTATCCGAGAATGAGCAACCGGCTGAACCTTGAGTTCAAGTCGATCGGCTGCCTTGAAGCGCGGCGCATTCATGCCGACCCCTTTGAGCATCCAGCGGACATGCCCATCGGGCTCCGGTTGTCTAACCTCACCAAACTTTTGCGCGGCGCTGGCGGCGGCAACGCCATCCGTCGCTTGTCGGTTGATGTTTCGCTGTCGTTGTTGTCGGTCAACCTTGGCGACATCGTCACGCTTGGCACGTTGATCAACGACTACGCCTATCTGCCAGACATGCGAGGCGGCACGCTTGCAGGTAGCAACTGTCGCGTGGTCTCACGACGTCCAGACTACGACGCCGGACGGATGACGCTGGGCCTTCAGGTCTTGGACAAGCAACTGTTTGTCTGCCCCGCTGCTGTCATTGGCTCGTTTGTCGGAACGGTCTTGACGCTGGCGACGACTGGCCCCGAGGTCAACGGATACGCCTCGCCTGGCGAGTATTTTAGCGTGGGCATGTCCGTGCGTGTCTTCGACATATCGGGCGCAACCTACAACGTCAGAACCGTAACGGCTGTCAGTGCAACGACGGTAACCATCGACTCCGCTACGGCGTTCGCGCTGCAAGCTGGCGTTGACTACATCGTCGCTGCACCGACTAGTACAGGCTCCACGCCAACGGCGCCTGTCTCAACAGTCAACGTGATCGAGATGGCATCGCTCGCCAACGATGAGGGCATCGTGGCTGGTACCGCTGGCGTCATTGACACAGAACCAAGGTGGCGCTGATGGCTCGCATACTTGCTTCAACTTTCGCAGGTACTCCACCGTCCGAGGTGGTGGCCGACGCCAGCATCTATTGGCGAGCATTGTACCAAGCACTTGGCGAGATGGCCGAGGTCAAGGACCGATTGACGGGCGAGAATGGCAACGCCGTTACGATCAACCACACTGGTAGCGGTCGCGGTTGTCCTCTCGGTCTTGCAATCGCCAATCAGCACATTGATGCACGGATTGACATCACCGATCCGTCGCCTGCTGTGGCGGACTACGTCGACGTCATCGCGGTTCCCATTTTTGTTGCGACTGGCGAGGATCAATCGTGGGTCTTGGAGGTGGAAATATCAGACCCAAAGCCTTTCAACGAAGGCGAAGTCGGTGTCACCGCTACGTTGTTTGACTCGTCGTGGGCGGCGTTTCAGGGACCGATTGACGGGCGTCGGACCGCTGGCGGTATTGCCCCCGGTCGGCCAATCAACGACGGCTCCGCTCCACCTCGCACAGTGAACGATGAACAACAGTTCAACACTACGGCGCTACCGACGTATTCGTGGAATCTGACGTTGTCCGCTGGCCTTCAGTTCCTGACCGTCTCGCGGTTCACACGTGTGCTTGCGTCTGGCGTTGGCGGCAACGACTCCAGCAAGTTGGGCGCTTGGCGCCTGTACCCTGCAAGGCGCCAAGCCTCGCGGACCGGCGCGGTACCGTCGTCGAGCGTCGGCAATAATCACCCGCTGCCAACGACGTTTGTTCCCGGCACATGGGTGGAGTTCGATTCGACGCAGGTTGAAGGAAGCGGCCCGCTTGACGCCTATGTCATCTCGCGGGCCAACCGGAACATCAACGCCCTGACGGAGTGGATGACGGGCGCTCCTGTGGCTGGCAACGCATCCATGACGATGACGACGAACCGGCTCGGCAACCGTGCGTCGTTCACTTCCGAGCCGTTGATAGACCTGCCCATTGCGTGCGTTGCGCTTGGGTCTTCGTATGCTGGCGGGCTCAAGCTCATCGTCGCGCCAACGACGCTAGCGGCGTCGACAGGGATGCTCCAGTGGTCAAGGTTCCCTGTCACGCGTCCTGACATTGCGACTCCTGCAAGCGTTGCGCTTATGCGCTGCATCATGCCCAACTTTAGCACGGCATCGTCGCTGCTGAAGCTCACGCTTCTGGTGCAAGCGCCCGGTGGCGGTGCAACGACACTCAACGACTGGCGTGTTCGTGTGACGGCGGCGGGTACGTCTGGCACGTTCTCATTCACTCGCATGGGCGCAACCAACTATTGGTCAAGTACCATCACCGCGATTCCGTTTACGCCGGGTTCACACCAAAATGTGATAGTAAACCTCCATCACATCACACCCGCTGCCATCGACGGAGACCTCATCGTCTTGGGCGCGATGGCATATTTTGAGGCACCATGACGCTGAAACGCTTTATCTCAAGCAAGGCGCTGCTGGCTGTCGAGGCCACAAGTCTGTCGCCTGCCGTTGCCGATAGCCTCGCAGAATCGATCCTGGGCAGAAGCAGGATGCTTTGGGAGTTGGCCACAGGTGAGAATCCTATAGCCGACGACGAAGGCGCGACAGGTCTCAATCCACAAGGCAAGCGCGGCGTTGACCGTAGCGGTGCGCCATGGGGGACCGCTTGTCTGCATCCGCTATGGACCTACGAAAGCGAAGCCAACCAGACGTCGACGCTTGTCTACGGGCGAACGACGCCATGGATCTCTTTGGGCGAAGTCGGGCAATCGCAACGACGCACCATCACTGTCGAGGTCAAGCCATTTCAGGAACGCCAGATGACGCCCTACAGCCGTGGCCTTCTCCAAGTGCTTGGGTTTCGTCTTGGCGGCGCTGGCGTTGGGTCTGCTACTGCTACCATCACATGCCTGTCATCCGATGAGGCGTCGTCGACGTCGTCGACGTTGACAGTCAGCAGTACCGCTCTGACGGTGGCGTCGGGTTCGCCATTCTTCACGTTGCGCCCTGGTATCAACACCCTGACGTTTGAGGTCAAGCTGACAGCCAAAAGCGGCGTCGCTACTGGCGTGTCAATCGACGTTGCTACACTGTCACAGTTTGCTGTCAGGTCGCACTAGAACGCCGTTTTAGCGTCACTTGCATAAGCGGTTATGTAATGATAAAGTCCTTGACATGACCACCTTATCCGCCATCGACGGCGCGCCAACCATGGACGCCGCACCCTCGCCTGAGCCTGTTGCGTCTCCGTCACCGGAGGCTGTCGAGCTTGCTGCGCTCAAGGCGCAGATGGCGTCATCCAAACAGGCCGACCGCGATGCTCGCAAAGCGGCGCAGGCCGACGCGGAACGTGCTGGCGAGATGGCGAAGGCGTTGGATGTTGCGAAGGCTCGCCTGGCGGAGCTCGAGGGCTACGAGCCCCTGGCCAATCGTTGGCGTGCTCATGAAGAGGCAGAATCAAAGCGCCTCGACGCTGAGGCTGCCGCACTCCCCGAGGCGGTGCGTGCCATCTATGGCAAGCAAGGCGACATCGACGCCAAGCGCGAGATCCTTGCGGCGTTTCGCTCGACCTCGACAGCACCGCTCAAGACCGTTG